TTCTTCAAATCTAACACTAATGGAGGTAGCAGTATGACAGGCAAAATTAAACTCGTACATTCTGGTGGTAATTCGGTTTCATTAGCCGTACCAACATCAAACCCTTCTTCAAGTGAAGTTGAATTTAAACTTCCTCAAGCTGATGGGAGTGCTAATCAAATTTTAAAAACAGATGGTTCGGGTAATTTAGGTTTTGCAACAGGTGTAGATGGAATAACAATGGCAGATCAATGGAGAATCACAAGTTCTTTTCAAGTATCTTCGCAAGCCTTTATTCAATCAAACTGGGAGAGAAATGATAGTGCAGGGTATAACAAAATTGGTACAGGGATGTCTGAATCAAGTGGTGTATTTTCTTTTCCTTCAACCGGGATCTATTTAGTAAGAATTGTTATCAACTGGTATGCAAGTGGAGGAGGATCTAATTATCTTCGTGTTTCAATACATCATACAACTAATAATAGCGATTATTATGTAAGCAATTATTCTTATTCAGGTGTTGCAAATAATGCTCAAAATAATAATATGATGGCAGACACTATTTTTGATGTGACAGATGTTTCAACACATAAAATAAAATTTGAAACGTTAGGTTCTAATACCTACCCTTATGTTTCAGGAAATTCTTCTTATAATTTGTCTTATGCAACCTTTATTAGATTAGGAGATACATAAATGGATTTAAAAGGTAGAGCAGACCACATTGAAGATTATTTACTTTCATATAGAGGTGGACAATGGTTTGGCTGGTCTGATTCAAAAAATAAAATTTATGCAAATTTGATAGTGCATGACAGTGGTACTAAACCAACTGAAAAAGAATGTACAGATGGACTTGCTGCATTACAGCTTGCATGGGATTTAGAGAATGATTCATATAAGTCACAACGTAAAGCAGAATATCCAAGTATTGAAGATCAGCTTGATACCATTTATCATAGTGGTGTAGCTGGTTGGAAAACTAAAATTAAAGCTATTAAAGACAAGTACCCAAAACCTAGTTAATTATGGCGTTAGATCACGAAGCTATTTATGAAGCTTACAAATCAGAAGCAAAACCTGTTGTTTCTATTGACGATTCTGCTGGAGCTTTTGCAGCAGACGGATCAAAAATCGAATTAGACGATGCAAAGGTGGCAGCAGCTAGAAAAGCATTAGATGACGCAGCAGCAGCGATTTTGTACAAGTCACAAAGAACAGGTGCAGCAGGGACAACAGATACTATCTATCCAACAATAGGAGATCAGTTAGATATGCTTTACAAAGATATGTTGGCTGGTAAGTTGGATACAACAGGAACTTGGGCAACTGCAATCAAAGCTACTAAAGACAAGTATCCTAAACCATAAATTATGAGTAGTAGATTAATTGTTAACAGCATTAGGCACACTGGAGCGTCTAGTGATGCTATAACTCTTGATAACTCTGGCAATGCTACTTTCCCTGCGAATGTAACGTGTTCTGGAACGGCTACAGGATTTGGTGGTGGTAAAATTCTTCAAGTTGTACAACACGAATTTACAACAGGACAATTTGTAACAACAAGTAATAGTTATGTTGATGTAACTGGTTTTAGCAAGTCAATAACACCTGTAGCAGCTTCAAGTAAAATTCTTGCAATGTTGAACCCTGCAATTCAAGCTAATCCTAGTGGAACTTATAACGCAGGAACTGCTGCTCTTTTAGCTAGATCAGTAGCAGGCGGTTCTTATACGAATATAGGAGCAGCATGGTTTGGTGTTTATATGCCAGAAACATATGTTCGTTACCATGATGGGTACCTTAATATTAATGTTTTAGACTCTCCAACTTATACACTTGGAAACGCAATTACATATAAAATGCAAGTTAAGACTTCAGATGCAAATGTAACAGGAAGAGTTAATATTACGAGTGGTGGCGTAAATAATTTAGCATCAAGATTAATTTTAATAGAGGTAGGAGCATGATATATACAAAAATTGAGGCGGTTTCTAGTTTAAAACCAAATAAAAAATGGTCATGGAGTGGTACAGATTATTCAAATTTTACATGGTTGGAAAGTGACACCGCACCAACTGAGGCTGAAATAAATGCAGAGGTAACTAGGCTAAATAATGCAGAACCTATGAGATTGTTGAGAGTTGAAAGGGATAGGTTATTAACAGCTTGCGATTGGAGAGCTAGTTCTGATTTAACACTTGCAGATAATTGGAAAACATATCGTCAAAGTTTGCGTGACTTACCAGCTAGTGCATCACCAAAGTTAGACGCAAATGGTAATTTAGATATGTCATCTGTTACTTTCCCAACAGAACCTAGTTAATTATGGCAAATCCATTAGAAGACCTTTTAAAAAGATATGAACAAGAACTTGTTGCTATTCAAAATCGTAAAGAACAGGCAAAAAGAGCTTATGAATTAGAGTGTCAAAACGAGCATAGGTATCAAGGTGCGATTATTGGAGTAAAAGATGCACAGGCACAATTATTATCTACTAAAGCTCAAGAAGAAGAATTAAAACCTTCTGACGCTAAAAAAGCTAATTAGTTTTTTCCTGCATTTGCCTTGTCATCAATCCCATAGTGACGTAGAGAGGGGATAGGGCTACAATAAGCAGTAATACAAGCACACTTGTAAAAGATAGTGCTTTTAATATTGCAAACTTAATCATGTTTCAAAAAATAGCAAATGTTTTAAGTATTGTTTCTTTTCTTATGGTAGCTTCCATGAGTGGTGGAGCATATTTTGGTTACAAGTATGTAACTTCAGAACAGTTCAAATCAAGAGTTATGAATGAAATACTTGGAAATGTGCAAGGCATGATGCCTAAAGTATTAGAAAAAGGATTACCTGATATTACTGGCCCATCTTTACCAGTACCACCAAAAGGATTAGGAATTTGAACTGTTGGCATTGCAAAACTGAATTAATCTGGGGTGGAGATCACAGTATTGATGAAGATTTTCACCCTGTTCTTGGAGAAGAATATTCTATGGTGACTAATTTATCTTGTCCTAAATGTAATTCTTATGTGGAAGTCTATTTGCCAAAATAAGTAAAGATGGAGGTACCTGATATAAGTATTCCTGAGATATATATTCCAGATGTACCAGAAATATACAGCCCACACTATATAACTATTACAAAGCCACCAGATATTGATGTTCCTGGTTGTACTTATCAGCACAGAGATATAAAAAATACTGGTAATCGTAATTTGTTATTGGAAGATCCTAATGGAGTGTTTACTACCTGTGATTTCCCTTTCCCTAGTTTTATACCTCTTGATTATTCTCCTGAGAATCTTGTCATTACAGAAGAAGCACCTATTGAAAACGAGCCACCTCCACTTCCAGAAACAGAACAGTCAAAGATTCCTGATATACCACCAGATCCCCCACCAGATTTTCCTCCCTGTCCTGGAAAAAATGACCAGAGAGTAGGAGATTTTCGTAACGATAAAAAGCTAGAACGTGTTATTGGGCATGAAAGAGGGCAAGATGGAAGTGAGTGCATAACTCTTTATGAAGCAGTTGAGTGGAAA